CTCCACCGTGATGCTCTAGGTAGCCCCATCTTCCCTTTGGAGGGAGAAGATGAAGCCTGAGAACCACCCTACTTCTTCCTAGAAGTAGACCCTAACTTTCTTCACCCGGATCGGCTGTGAAGCCGATGAACCGGCCCGCCATTCTCCCATTCCATCAAGCCTAACAAGGCCGGTGGAGGGAAGAAATCGCGTATGAGATCCTCGTAACCCTGTTGGGTCACGTCGATCTCGTAGGAGGAGGCTATCGCGAACTGGAGAGTCTCTTCGAGACCCACCAGCCAAGATAGACCGTACTCCTGCCGGTTCTTCATGGAAGAACTGGATGAGAGAGCTAGTACCCCGGCCTCTATTGCTCGTAGTACGCGTAAAGAACGCGATACGCAAGCAATATTCTCGCTGCAGGTCTTTGTCCCAATACTTTCTTTTAGTATTGAGGTCAGTTCCTGTAAACGAGAAGAGACCGAGTCCGCCCTCTTCTGGACCTCCGACAACAAGCCCCTTCTTAAGGGTTTGCGGGAGGAGTCCAAGGACACTATCTGAGGCATGCCACATTCCTTTCTTGTAAAGGTTGTTGGTGTACTCTATTAGTGCCGCTGCCGAAGAGGCGGAAGCACCGTACGGAACCTTGTGAACGCGTGCGGGGGTTACATCTACTCCCCTAAATGCGTCCATCCCACAGGATTCTCTGAAGGAAACTCCTCCAAAGCTCTTTTGGGAGTTTACAAGGAGGCCACACTCGTGTAGAACGAGTTTAGTGAGCCCGTACGCATGTTTGGGGACAATGATGTCGTCTCCAAACACACGGACCCGGGAAAAGTCCTCACGCAACCGTTTCGCATTCCAGTCATTTTCACGCTTCTCAGCTAGGCGTAGTGCCCAGACTGATAGGACTGTGAAGACTATGGATTGGATAGGAAACGTGAGTGCTGATCCCATGGTGGCAAACTTACGTAAGACGTGGATCTTTGGAAAATCCATATCTACGGTTTGTTTGACGACTCTCGTCCGGCAAGCATGTAGACCGTTCAGGAGATCACTCCCCTGAAAGATATACTCTACTAGCCTTGTACAGAGTCTATCACTCGCGGAGCTCAGATCGAGCGTCGCGAATGATCCATCCATCGATGCACGAAGCGCTAGATCTCTAGACGCTTCTTGGTCCTCGAAGGCTACTGATAACCCAAGTTGGGTCATCGGTATCCTTTCCCTCAACCACTGCCAGATGCTTTGTTGCATCCATTGGTGGCTAATGGGCTCAGCGCAGATTAACCTGGGTCCTTTCTGGGACTTTGGGACTGCGATGAGTCTTGAGGGAGGTTCATACTCCGACGGAGCGCATTCCGGAGGTCCTGAAAGATCTCCAGAAGCGAACCAGTCGTAGGGGAACCAGAGTCCAAGTTTTCGGGGCCAGTTTGGGAACTCGTACTTAGAGTCCCATCCTGATTCCGAGACTGCACCGGGACCATGCTTTGACCTAAGTTTCCACCAGTCTGGGAAACCGAGCTCCGAGGTAACTCTTCGGGATAGATTCCGGAGAGTATGCCAAGGCACACGGTTATCAGAAGGGCGCAAGTGACCGAAAAGATCCGGCCACTCGCAAGAGCTCGGAGGAGTAACCCCTTGTAAGGGGTGTCCCTCGAGATCACGCCAAACAGGGATATCACTATCCCAGCTAGACGTGTAGCTCTTTGGAAGATGCTGTTCAACATCGAAGAACTCCTTTATGGTTTTCTTCAGTGCTGCAGGCTTCACAGGAGTTTCAAGCTTCTTCATACTCTGACATAGAGTACGAAGAAGCAATACACTCCAGTGATCAGCATCGGGTCTAAGCACTCCACTAGTATCGAACACCTTCAATAGGATTCCCCAGAAAAGTCTGGGTCTCCCTCGAAAGAGTGGGATTCCACGTGGAATCTCAGC